CAGCAGCTGTTGCTGCGGCTGCACGATTGAGGTGGTTCCCTAAGGGTGCCGCACCTTGGATTAACGTTCCTGGAGTAAGAGCAACAGCGCCAGCTCTGGAATATCTGAAAGCTCTCCCATCCCCTGTCGTTGCCCTCATCCCAAACCGATGAAGCTGAGTCGAAGAAATCTCATAGATTGACTGCTTCACCGGACCAACATCACTCTGCATTGTTTTTACTGCATCTACCATCTTTCTTCCTCCTTTTGGCTTTGGCTACCTCAAACTCCTCTTTGGCTGAGAAGTGGAGGTTGGGTCAACTTGTGACCCAAGCTGTTAGATTGTTATTCTCCTTTTTATAATCCCCCCACCCAGCTTTCCGAAGATTACTGGATGGGGAGGGCCAGGGAGAAAGGAGAAGACCCTGGGCTTTCCTATGACAGACTAGAGATGATTGCCTGTGTCCTTGGCTGGATACAAAGCAAATTCCCCATTGACAACATCTGGCGAACGTAAGCATCAGCATCAACTGGTGTTTTCTCTCCTGTCCAGTAGAAGTTCCGCTTCCTGTTCATAACCAACTTCCAGTAGTCAGTGTTGACAAGAAACATATACCCAGAAGGTATATGACCATCAACAATAACCTCCATATGACCATTGAAGTTGATTCCGGTAAAACCAACCTGAGCCAGTGAAGACTTGCCATCCAGATATCTCTGTTGAGGTTGAACCCTCGCCCAGAGTTTATCATAGATTGCCTGGGTTGTGAAAGCAAGGTCAGGTTTCTTCTGAGCAATCGTGATTGATCCAATGGTTGAATTGATAAGATCAACAGTAGTTGCTCCTCCTGTTGAATCCACCACCCCATCCCACCAGCTATTGGATGCTCGAGAAATCCCACCGTAGGTATCATAGGTGGTCCCGTCATCTGCTCCATTAAGGAACCCATCAAAATCTTTACTCCCGTTTCCTGTCCCATCCCCAACAAACATCGTGATGAAGTCATCATGGGCTGTCAATGTGGCGGTTTCCATCTTACTTTGGAGTAAGCCAATGATTTTCTCATCCCCCTCAACCTTTGCCAGGTCTTCACCTGGGATCGTGATGTTAACATAATGTGATTTCCAATCCCACTCAGCAAAGGTCTGCGTTTGCTTATAGGTAATATCGAACGTATCCATCCCCGAATAGCTACCACTGGCCAGCTTCCCATAGACAACTGGCTGAGCAATCTTCAACCCTGAATCAAACACCACCTGGCTCTTTGCAAGCAGCTTTGTCAGGATAGCATTCCCGATGAAGATCTGCTCGATAGCTTTGGGTAGGAATTTCTTCCTCACCGCAGCATCAAGATCGTTATAAGTTAATGCCATGTTAACCTCCTCTTTTTTGGATTTGAGCTTCTAAAGAGGATTGTTTGAGGTTTGTGCATCTGCTTTTCTGACCAGAGAAAGATGGTCAAGGCTTTGCTTCCTCCTTCGCTCGCTCTTCCAGAAACTGTTGCCCAGCCTCATTCCAAGATTTTGGGGATTGTTTGAGTGTCTCAAAGGTGAGAGGAACTGCACCGGAACCCGTCTCAACTTGCGTGGTTCTTTTGGCCATCTCCTCGTCAATTCTTGGCTTGAGCCTTTCCTCAACCTGTTTGTTTAAGATGTCATCGTGATAGGTGTCTTGATACGCCCTTGACAGGTCTGTAATTCCACTCTTCAGGGCGGTGTCAAGAACCTTCTCTCCATCCATTTCAGGATTCTTTCGATAGAGATCATTCAATTGCATCGAGAGAGATAACATCTTTCCCATATGGCCGATACGTTGCTCAATCCTTGACCCTGCTTGGTTAAATGTCTGGACAAGCTGGTTGAATCTCTTCTCTAATACACCCTCATCTCCACCTTCCCTCTCCCTTCCACCTCTCTGGTTTTTGGGTTGGTTACCATCATCTGGTTTCCCAAGATTCATCAAGCTATCCTTGTTGTTGGTGAACCACTCCTCCCACTCCGACAGTCCCCCATCAAGCTCTTGCACCTTAGAGTTGAGGGATTCGACTGCTTGTTGGAGTTGCTTCCTATCTGAAGCCCATTCTTGGAATTTCTTGTTCACTCCAGACAACATTGCTTGATGAACTTTCTTGAGCTGAGGGTTGGCTTCGATCACCTCGAGATCCTCCTTCGTAGCGAATTCTAGATCTCCCTCACCACCATCTCCAAAGTTGGTTTTGAAGCGGTATGTTCCAGGGGCTTCACCAAGTATAGAGAAGGGGTTCCATTGAAAGTTAGTTTTTCGCATTGAGGTCCACCTCCTTTGTCAGACTTTCTGGTCTGTATAGAAGGAGGGAGTAAGCATTTAGGAGCTGGGAGAAAAGACTAACCTTTACCTCTACCCCACCACTCCGGAACGCTTCTCTAGCCACCTCAATATCACTCTCAAACATTTCAGTAAGCTCTTTCATTGTCTTCATCTCTTTCTCCTTTATTCCTTTCACCCTCCCCCAATCAACTGCAAATTTTGGAGGAAAGTTTGGAAAGGAAGGGAGGGTTACATACTACCCATAAAAACCTTCCATCCCTGCTGATTCATCTGTTTCTTCTCTTTCCTTCTTAGGAGGTCGTACCCTTTTCTTTTTTGGTGGGCCTCCTCCACCCATCTCTCCTCCCATCTCCTCTCCCATTCCACCAGTTGCTCCACGAGCCATCTCTTCAACTCCTGCTCTGAGAGCTCCAAGTGCTTGTTCAACCATCTGTTGGAGAGGAGGATGCATCTGGGCAGCTTGCATTAGTTGCTGGGCAGCTGACATGACCAGCTGTCCTGCTTGCTCTTCTCCTCCAGCAGCCCCAGCAGATTCCTGCTCAGCCAACTGTGAAAGTCGACCATAGATGGAAGGATCTTCCCTTGCCATGTCTGGCCCTGCTCCCTTACCACCTCGTCCTGTCGGAGGAGGCATTCTTTCATCCCCTCTTGGCATTGTACGTCACCTCCTTTATTTTAGTTTTCAACCCTAAGCAATCACACCCTTCTTCCCACCAGGTTTACGAGGGCTCTTCGGTCCCTTCCCACCCTTAGCCATCTTGCCTCACCTCCTCCCAAAATTGATTATGACAATCACACTTGCAAAATCCAAAATCATCTTCTGAATCTGCAGAGGGATTTTTGGTTGCCATGCAATCATATGGGTTTCTATCAAGACAATTAGTACAGTATTCCATACTATTTATCTCCTTTCTTTCAGAGTAACCCTCTTGAAACAAGTTCTCTTATAATCTTGAAAGCCTATTCTAGTGCAACCTCTCTTGGGATTAGCATCCTGCCTCACCTCCTTTTTGGTTATTCAAATTAGGTTCAACCTGACCACTTTTCTCATAATCTTAAATGCTTCCTTTAAAGCCTCCTCTTTCAAGATGCCAAATCTTACCAATCCGAGAGGTGATGCTTCCACTCGAAAGAATTGATTGCTCCTACCTTCATACAGAATTACATAAGGAGCTTCTCCAAGAGCAGCATAAGCAATCCCATAAACATCAAAGAGGGTATTATAAATGAAAGCAATATGATATGTTTCACCATTTACTGCTCCTTTAAATTCAAGGAGGCAGACTTTTTCCTCATCACAGACACCCTGTAAAGCATACTCCTTCACCTTCTCAAATGGTGCAGGAGCTTCAGCAAAAGCTAAGTTGAAGCAAAGAAAGATTCCAATCAAAAAATCCAAAACTTTTTCATCATTCCCCCCAATCCTACCAAGTCATCTTATTTTTGATTGATAAGAGTGTGTTCATAATCTCTTTTTGGTTCTTGTGGATAAGCTCTCTCAGTTCTTTATCTTCCTTTTTGAGCTCACGATCTATACCTTTAAGCTCGTTAATATCCATACAAACAATACTAAGCGTCTTTTCTTGTGCCTGTAAAACAGATTCAATTGATTTCTGGTTCAGCTGAACCTTTACTCCTCTCTCAAATGTCTGACTTGTTACCCAACTCCCCCAACCAACAAGACCAGTAAACACGATTCCAATCATTATAGAAATGAGTTTGTTTTCTCGGATTGTTTTGAGGTTATCTAGCATCATCCAATCTCCTTATTTCCCAATCTGTGGTTGCTGCATCCCAGTCTCACGATGGCCACCTCTGAGCAAAGTTGATGGGAGTTTTGCTGGAGCCCCCTTTCCTTTCCCTGGTAGGGGACCACCAGCTTGTGCTGTTGCTACCATCCTTTCAAGAATCTCATCCCGATTAGCATACTCCAGAGCCTCCAAAAGGGCTTCCTGATCAATTGCACCCATCTGGAAAAGCTGTGTTGCAACCAATCCCTTCTGCCACTTTGTCATGGCCAGGGAGGAGGCTGGAACAACCCTGAATTGGTAGTCTCTAAAAGCGGAGGTACCATTCCTCTGGATTGCCTCTCGGATTTTCTCCCTCTCAAATACATATTGCTTAAACCCTCCTTTTTCCCCAACCAGATTAAACACACGATCAGATGTATAGTACGCAAAGATTCGAGGGATTAACTTCTGTCCAATCCTTTGAATCAACCC